CTATATCGTTACTAGCGTCTATGATCCATTCATTATCAGAATAGCCAGATGGTGCTTTGCTTGTCGTTATAGCGTCAGCACTGGCACTCTCAGACGATGTTCTATAAGGTTTGAGTATCAGTACCCATGAGAATTTATATAGCTGAAATGATCTCTCACTGTCATTAACATTCGAAATCTCAAATGCTCTATCATTCCATGGTATTTTTATGGCATCACCCACGTTTGGGCCACTGCTTTTATTCACATCCCTGTAGTATGTTCCTTTTGGTATATAAACAGTAATAGAATCATCTCCGAACATACCAAACACGCTCCATAAATTAGGTTCTTGATCTACGTCATATATAATTTTGGTTGTTAATGCTGTTTTATATGCAACCGACTCTAGTTCGCCATATAACACATCATAATCAGCAATTGCGTTATTACGTTGATAGTATGATATTTGTATGCCCGATATGTCGCAAAATTCCATAACAAGAGATTTTGCAAGATCATGCTCTATGTTTCCGTGAATGTCGTATAATTCCCATCCCGGTTTGTTTACACCTGTTAATGGATTTTTAATTGTCATAATTTACCTAAATCTCGAATTTATAAAAATATCCTACTTTTATGTAATAACCCTAAAACCTAGTACCCCACAGAAATTCCGTATCCTTCAAAAACTTCTTCGTCTCTAAGTTGCTCATCTAATTTATCTTTTTCTTCTTTACCTTCTGATAATAACATATCACCATCTAACGCCAATCCAGTATTCCCTATCGATGAAAAGTTTGCAAATTTTGATCGTATTCTTCCAAGGGTTATTTTGGATAAAGCTGTTACATAATCTAATATCCATGGTAGCCCGTATAAATCAGTAGCCTCTCCTTCCAATGAAAATGCTCGTACCAAAATAAATCCCGGTGAATCATATGTAACACCACTTATTGTAATTGTGCTTCCTGTTGCTGGTGTCGGTTTGATTTCTAATATATTGGTGTATTTGTGGTATACAAAAGTGTATTTATCCACTGCGTATTTACGAACAGTGTCAAGAAAATCTAATGCTATGTGATATGATACAAGCGAATAAGGGTCGCCCGGATTTGACCCTGATATAAAATTGTACGCACCATTTGAAAATAAATAGTTTTCTACAGTGAATAGTGTGTTGACTGTTCCTGTCTGGTTTGTGCTGTATCCGATAACATCAGTTACATTACTGCTTAGTTGATAACTAGCTTGCCCGCCAGATAACATCACTGTGAAATATATTTCTGTTGTTGCATTACCAACAGCCCATTTAATATATTGTTGCCGTGCGTAATCAATATGGTCGATGATTTGTGTGGTATCCAATTCGACTTTAATCATTGGATATCCAAGTCTACGTAATACCTTTTCTACTAATTCCTCTTTTTTCATAAAATATCCTCTGTACGTATTTATGTAAAATGAGTATATAATAAAAAACCCGACCAAACTAAATTGGTCGGGTTTCCATGTTTATCTACTTATCGTCTAACTTGGCAGATTATGTACTCTAATGTACTGGTAATAATTTTCGGCTCCAAAGATATGTGAGTGAACCGCATATCTTGACATCAAACCTACTGATGGCTGTAATGAATCCTCAAACATTGCCTTTGCTACCATTAACTGTACATATGGAAGGTATATAATTCCTGCGTCATACTCTGAAGGTCCTTTGTAACCTACAGTGCAGTAATCACCCTCTGAATGAGTTGTGAATGTGTCTCTATATACTGCTAATCTACCATCAAGTGAACCAATCTTCGAAACACCCGTTACTGCTGTGTTAATATCGTTTGGAACTGGTTGAATTATGAATGAACTCAAGCATTCTAGTGCTGCGCATACATAAGGAGATGAAATTACAAAGTTACCAGCTCCTCTTCTTGTATTAACGGCAATTTCGTTAGCTTTTCGGATGATTTTATTATACAACGTTCTGTATATTTCTGTCTCCCATCTACCAACACCTGTCGCGCTGCTGCTATAATTCCAACCACTTGACGTTGCTACTGAGTTAATCTGATCAACAATTTCTCGATCAATTTCTGCTGTAATTTCGTATGCCAATACATCTAGCATTTCTTCTTCAAGATCAAGACCGTGCATTGCTTTTAAATCCTGTGCAACTTCTACTGACCATCTACTTCTAAGCTTTCTGGTTTTTGCTTCAACCTGTGCTTTTTCGACTGTCATATTGACTTCTTTTATCGGTGTGCCGTCTCCAATTCCAAGACCAAGACCACCTGTTGCTGAAGGTGCTACATTAGAACCAAGACCTTCACCCGTTAATGTTGCCATACCTGCGCCACTTGTAGATGAACCGGCTCCTGAGTATGATGGGTCCATGTAGTTATAACCCAATTCTGCGTCTGTTACACCAGCATATGTTCCGCTTGCTTTATATCTTAATGCAAACGCAAGTCCTACCGGCCCAGTAAGTGGCTGTACACCTACGACATCGTGAGCAATAAGCTCTGGGAATGTTCGTCTTACCATTGGGATTGCTATTTGTTTAAAATAACCAGATGTTGCGCCTGTTGTTGATCCAAATGATCCTGACGAATAACTTGACTCATTAAAATAACTATCCTGATTTTCCAACATTAAAGCCGTTGCCGCTTTTACTTTCTTTCTTTTAATTTCACTGCCTTCGTTCAAAATTTCTTCCCATTTTGTAACGAGACCTTTTAATTTATCGTTCATTGTTTCTTTTCCTCCTGTTTAATCGTCTCTTAAATTTTTCCTGTTCGAAGTATTTCTTTCCATCTTTTCATAGACTCGTTGAAAGGATTATCGTCACGATTGTCGTTGGAATCGTCTTCGTTTATTACTGATCTACCTTTGCCGTCTATGCTACCACTTTCATCAGCTTTCTTGAGTGTCAATTCTTTTACATCGCACTCTGGACATGGGTATTTGCCTTTTTTGTCTTTTGTTGTTGTATATCCACATTTATCACATTCGTATGCAAATTTCTCTCCGTCACCACCTTCGTCTCCGTCACCACCTTCGTCGCCGTCGTCACCTTTTTCATTAAGAATACTTTCTAAAACAATGTCGTATTTTTTGTCTATTTCTTTTTTGTCAAAAATGCCTTCAAGGATGCCAAGAACCTTCTTCTTACCATTTTCGGTTAACCCGTCGCATTTTTGTCGAAGATATAAACTTGCCGCCATTTCTTTAGCATCATGTGTCAATGTCAGATTATCACCTGTCATTTCATTAATGGTTGTTCGTAATGTTGTTATTTCATTTTTGGCTTCTTTCAGTAAGTCTTTAACCTCACTCTCAAGAACTCCTTCGTCCAATGAAAGTTTAATCTTAAACTGCTCAATCAATGAATCATAAAGCTCACCTTTTCTCGCATATTCCATAACACTTTCAGGAATATGTAATTCTTTATCAAGAACACCATCAACGAAATTTGAAAATTTTGAAGTAATATCTTTCTTATATTCCTCAAATTTTGTTTCATATGATTCTGTTAAAGTCGCTCTTTCTTCTTTAAGTACTGTATCCGCTCGTTCACGTGCTTTGACATCTATAATGTCTTCTATTCTTTCTTTAAGTGATGTTTGCTGACCCTCATCAAGCTTGTCAACACCTAATGTTTTAAATAATTCTTTAAACATTAAACCAACCTCCTGTTATTATCTATTTGTATTTATAACGATTTTTCTATATTCGTTAATACCTGCCAAATGTGTTTATGGTAAAGCTTTTTTGCGTTATCTACTGTATTTACGTCCGGCGATTCAAATGTTTTTCCTTCGTAAATACCCTTTATCCAACTAGGCGAATTAGATGGGTTTAGAACAATATCGTATGTAATAAGATTGAAGTCATCGTTTACATAACTATCACTATCCGATACTGTGCCAAGTCCTCTTGATGATATTCCTACGCTACCGCTTTCCATGAGGGTTTTTGTTATCTGACCCTTTGGCGTATCAAGTACTTTTGCTCGACCAACAACATTATTATTATCCCACGCTAATTCTTCAATGAGTATTGCTACATTGTCTGGATTAATATCAGGACTACTTGGATGACCTAATTCACCCCACTGACTTTTGTTAGTAACTTTGTTAAATATTTTGGATACTTCTCGTTCAAGTAAATTCTTTTTGTATATTCTTCCGTTTTCATTCTTCAATTCAGCGGAACTAAAAACACCTATCGCATAGAAGTCTTTTTGTGTTCTATCTATTGTAATGTTTGTTGAAACTTCTGTTATTAATTTACGTGCTGTATTCATTGGCTATTCCTCGCTTTGTGTAATGTCGTTTTCAAGTCCTAATTTGTCTTTTAAATACTCGTCACGTCTGCTAACAATTTCCGATTTCAATGTATCGCTTGACGTCATGAAATCTTCCTCTTCAAACGAATCTATTACTGATTTTATTTTTTCATCGTCCATTTTCACACCTCTTATTTTATCATAGTTATTATAGTTATTTATGAAAACAAAAAGGGTAATGAAATTTCTCTCATTACCCTTTATCTTGTTATGTTTTTATTACGTTGTTATAGACTACTCTTCTGGTGTTTCTTGCGGAAACATTTCCTTATCTTTTTTAAATCCTTCAGCATTTTCTTTTATATCATCGTCGGTTAAATGCAAATATTTTTTCATTAAGAATGTTTTTGAAAACGTTTCATCACTTGATAATGAATTGTAATTGTTAAATTTTTGTTCAAGAAATCCCTGCTCCATTTGATCTTTATAATGTGACGGAGGACTCATTGAAATACGAATTTTACTTACATCCAAGTCATATTGAGATTTTATGCCTTTGAATTCAAGATGGAGCATGAATAAAATTTCGAACTCCCTGCATAATTTATTTTGTTGGTTTTCAAGAAATATAGCCCATTTCATTTCATCACGGGATATTTGACCAGATTGCCCTCCTCCAAAAACATTATCTGCTGTTTGTTTTTCTTCCATTGCAGCAACTCGTGACATAGGATATTTTAATGCTCTATATAATTTTCGTGAGAAGTAGTATATATCATCTAACTCAGTAAATCCTTTCGCATCTCCTCCAACTGATGATATTTGAGACCCACGACCATCAGCACCTTGAGGAAGATAATAGTTTTCCAAAATCGACATTACATTGGGTTCCTGAGATAATGAGCCAGTTGTTGGGTCATATGATTGTTTTTTGTTGAATCGTTGTTTAATTTTTTCAACAAATTTAAATGCTTTGTCTTTTGGCATATTTCCTGTATCTATACTAAAAACAAGACGTTCTGGTGATCTAACTATTCTATAGATAATTACAGAAGTTTCCAATAGTTTTAACTGATTATAAGGAACTCTAGCCTTTTCAAGATACCCAAATACTGATTTGTGGGAATCGCCATACTGACCATAATCAATATTTCCTATTTGCTCAGGTTCAAATACTATTACAGTGTTATCGAGTTTGGCTTGTTCGACGCTTGCAATATTTGGTATGTTTTTGATATCCAAGTATTGAAGATATACTTTTATGCGACCTGTTGTTGGATCGATAATATAATCCATTGATTCTGGTGGTAATTTTTTAATGTTGTATATTCCTTGTTTTGGACTACCCACCTTAATAATTCTTTCGTAAAATAGCTTTCCATCTATCATATAACCACGTAAATATTCATTAATTTTATTATTTATGTCCAATCGATCATAAAATAAATCATTGAATTCTTTAACAAGCGTGTCTGATATATTTTTATTTTTGGATAATTCGGCATTTATAATTTGAAAGTCGAAGATATTACCATCAGTATTTTCAAGAGTTGATTCATTAACAATATCTTCTACAACATCGGCAATTTCTGGTGCTGTTGCCATCCGTCTATATTCATATAAACGTTCTCGCTCTGTTTTGAATTGCTTATCTATGTAACTATTATAAAATCCATTGTGTGTGCCTACTCCGGTTACACCAAATAATTCAGCAAAATTCTCTATACCCTCGCCTTTAGTATCAATTACCTGTTTATCAGACACGGCATAGTCGCCTTTATTCTTAAATGATTTTATAGCTTCCTCTAATTGCGATTTGCCTGTTAAAATGTCATACCACGCCATTGTTTTCTCCTATAATGATAATATCTCATTACATTTATTTATAATAGTTGATGGTAAAATAGATTTTGTGCATTCAAATCTTTTAACTTGACCTACTTTGTGCCGTGGGCACCAATTCCAATCGCCTCTATCAAATTTAAAAGATAGATCATTAAAACAACCATTACATACATCTTTATTTATGATTCTATGGCAGGATTTCATTTCTGCCCATTCTGTACTATATCCTGAAATAAGGATCGTTGGAACATCGAGGGCCCATGCCAACCATGTAGGACCAGAACTAACTCCAATAAATAAATTAGAATGTTGTATATTGTTAATTGTTTGATTAATAGTACTATTAGTTCTATCAATAATATTCTTAAGGTGTGTGGCTTCTTTACTTATTACCATTGTTTTTACGCCATTATCATTTAAGTAATTTATAACATCTTGCCAGCCTGTAGGATGATTCCATTGTTTCGATCCAAGTGTAGAAAATTGTGATATTGTAATATATGGGGTATTTAATGGACTGTTTCTGTTAGATTTTACTATACGGGGTTTTATCTCACTATAGTCAAGTCCAAGATAATCAGACGCCACTTGTTGTAATGGTATGAGCCTCCAATTATTTTTGTTTTGATCGTAATCATCATCTCTACACCCAATCGTATAATATGCGTATTCATCGGGCGCCGGTGTTCCTACATTAACAAAACGTAAGTCTGGATATACTGATTCATATAGTTTGTTCCAGAATGACGACACATATACATTACAATTATGCTTTTTTCTGAATTCATCTACATACGGTATCCATGCTGTTGTATCACCAATTGCTTTACTATCTAAGTGAATTTTTACATTTTTACCTTCTAAATTCAACACCATTTTATCAATTAATTCATCATTTCTTTTTATATGTATCTCCCATTTAGTATAATATGCTCTGCTTGGCGCTATCCAATTATTTATTGGTATTGTTCCATGATGGACATTAATATCAGAATCGTGATCTATAAAATCTACAGAATATTTTATGTTTTTTACTTTATCTCCTGTTATTTCAGTCTTCGCGCCATCAATAAATGTATATTTAATATTTTCCAGTTTAACATTGTCTAAAAATCCAATACTATCCTCATCATTCCAGTTTATACATTTTACGTTATTGTCATAGAATTTAAATCGTGTATTTGTGTATGTTTTATCGGGGTCTAATTCGAAAATCACTTCTGTTTTATTATCTTTTACGCAAAGAACACCAGACTTATCAAATATTTTATAATAAACATCGTTCTGCTTTAATAGTATTTCATCCACCAATTTGCCATTATATGATATAGTGCAGTCTTCTATTTCATCAGACCTCGTGTTAATGACGAATAATATTATATTACCTTCTGTGGTTTCTGCTATACATGATTTAACACATGGTTCATATGAAGACTGATCAACAATATTGTGGATATGAAACAAACGTTCTGATTGATTTATGTTATCTAACCCATCTTTACTAACTATATAATTATATAACCATTTTTCAAATAGATAATCATTGTTACTTCCAACTTTTGTTGCTATGTCTTTTGATATGGTAGTATATTCACTCCATGTTGTTATGGGTTCTAGTATATCATCTAACCACTTAATATTAAAAGAGAATAATGATGTATAAATACCTCCATGTTTATATGGAGCAGTGAACATCTTTTTATTGATTAGGGATTCTGACGCTTTAGCTATATATTCATTAAGATCGTCTAATTCAACATCATATTCTATAAAATGAGCATTTTCATACTTACCAGACAATACTTTTATTGCGTTATATAGTGATGAATAGCAAGCAGCCCCATGGTATTTATTATCAAAATGTGTAATAACTTTTACGTCTTTTGGTTTTGCATACCATACATTTATATTCCAATCATCACTTAATATATTGTTAGAATCATAGACAAAATAATCGACTATATTTAATATATCATTTGGTATATCTATCCGATGAGAGACGAGACAGATTGGTATATTATATTCATTTAAAATATTGATTTTATTACGTAATAATTCGATTTTTTCGGGAGTATCAGCCCACGCATCAACTATAAATACGTCGTTATTTGGAGATTGCTCATATGTTGTACTATATTGATATTGTTTATCAAAGTCTGTAAGATGTTTCATTGCGGTAGATGCCGCATTTTCCCATGAGAATTGTTTTGCAATAACAGTCGCCATTTCCATAGCATGTTTTTTGCAGGTATCGTAATTTTCATACACATTTCTCATGACTTTCCGTAAATGATCAAAATCAGGTTCAGCAAACTCACCAACAGGGTTATCATGCATAAATATGTTGGCGGCAGGTCTCATTTCTTTTATATCGACAAGGTGGGATACGTCTTTACAAAAATCTAATTGAGCGCCATAGTTTGATGATATAGTGGGCGTTCCACATGCAATTGCTTCTATAAGTGGTAAGTGCCATCCTTCTGATCGAGCACATGATAAATAAACATGACCTGATTTGAGGTATTCAACATAGTCGTTACGTGATGGATAGTGTTTTACATGAATCCTAGTATCATCAAACCCATGATATTCTAATCGTTCTTCAGTTGTTTTTAGGTTATCATCTACAAAAGGGTTATCAATTGATACAACAATGTCCACTGGCTCGTCTTCATTAAATTCATCAAGAAATGCTTGTATTATTTCGGTAGTGGATTTACGATAATCCCATCTTCCGAAGATAACGAACTTAAATCTATCATCTTGGTATTCTTCTAGTATTGGGTTTTTGGTTGTTTCTGGGAAATAAATAGACGAATCGACCCCTTCAGGAACAACTTTTATTTTGTCAGCGGGGTATCCTTGATCTATTGTGCATTGTCGTTGCCATTGTGTGGGCACCCATAATTGATCAAATTCTAATAACTTGTTAAAAAAGTGGTCTGGTTGTCTAGTAGATTCCCATACATTATACGCTATTTTTGGTCCTATGTAGTCGTGATAAAAGTAATAATGATCTGATTCCATTAAAATTATATTAATGATATCATCACCACCCATTGGATTTCCAGAATAAGGAGTGCCACACTTCCATGGTGGTTCATTCCATTTTTGTTCAATAACCATGTCACAATGTTCATACGTTAAATGAGAGAAATTTTTCTCATGCGCATAGTTACGAATTCTAACAGGTATATGTTTATTAAGTTCTGTAAAAAAATCTCGTGAATGCGCGCCATATCCAGTACGTGCCACAAAACTAGCATGTCCTATCACACTTTTATTTAAATCACTACACACTTAACCTCTTCCTCCTATCACTTTGAACATATGTCTTTTACCACCATGTTTAAATGTTGTTTTAAGTAATTTTACATTTTTAGCGCCAAGTCTATAGAGATATTTTTCTATATTAACTTGTGATTTTAATGATTTAACTTGATACATCCCACCACTTTCAGCACCAGCAGTTTGAAAATACATCTCTTTGCAGTTTTTAATTAATGATTGCGTTACAGAATTTGCCATATTTTGTGATTGCTTAAATAACCACATATGAGAATTTAAAAAGATAACAATATCAATAGGCTCTATCTGTGATACATTATTTAATGCTGTATATAATTCTAGTTCATTGAGAAAAAATATGTCTTTAATAATATTCAGTATACCAAACATATGTGGATCAGCTTCAAACGCAATGGCTTTATCTAAGTTGAATGTGCGCATCATGTTAAATATATGATATCCAGATGCAGCACCAACATCCATTATAGTGTTTGGGGTAATTGATAGATTATTAACTACAAGATTATACTCGTCTGATGTGTCTTTATGAAATTTATTATTATCAAAATATGACGGGATGTCTATTTTTGAATATGTGTATCCTTTAGATGCAGCAGACCCATCAAGG